CCTCACGAACTTACACTTACGAGTGCAACCCTTCCTACCGAAGAACCACTTTCGAGCCCCCTGTCAAGGAGAGCAGGAGTGCACGGGTAAATCCACGGGGGATTATCCGCAAGCACGTTTAAAGGGTGTAGGCCCTCAAGCCAACCCTCCCATTATTGCTAATGGGCGCCTCTCCCAGCCACGCTCAATGGAGCAGGAGTGGGTCGGTATCTCTCAAGAGAGAATCGACCAGCAGTTTTAAAGGTACGGGCCCTCAAGCCCCGCCTCCCCGCGTCGCCGCAGGGTCCCTCTCCCAACCTCGCTCCGCCTTAGTCGGACCCCAAACTCTTCGGCTCCGTACACGCAGTACGGCTACCACAAGGGCTCGGCCTACTAATGGTTCTCGGCCCCGCGACGCTATTGCTAGCAAGGGCTCCATGACAACTCTGAAATGCTCAAGTCGGGCAAGCAAGCCGACGAAAAGCCTCCAGGGCACAAAGTCTTCCCAAGTACCTCTCAGACTCGTATTCGGCAGGTACCAAATACGAGTCCGAGCGCCCATTTCCCGGGGCGACGGGCGAGCGAAGCTGACCAACAAAAGTCAACGCACTCCATAAAGGTATCTTTCGATACCTATAACTCCGACGTACTTCGCCAATGCTAGGCGAATATACGTCCCTCTTCCTACCTCCATCCCTCCCCCAGCGCCAAAAGAAAGCCTGAAGGGCTTCCTTTTCGTCTGGATCAGGAATTCCCTTGACCCACTCCAACTGCGGGTTCAAAGTCAGCTGGTCTAACTTAGGGAGTTCACTGAAAACTCGGCTTTTCCGCATAGTAGTCTCGCGCCGCCAGGCGACGCGAGATCTACGAGTCAAACCAAGTTGAGAAGGAAGGAGGCCCCACTTACGACCTATGCGAGAACGAACGAAAGCGTCCGTCCACGCCACCGAATCACGGCACGCCGCTGCAGCATGCAGCATACCGTCATAGGTCGTAGTAAACCCACCTCTCCTAAGATGCTTGACTTCTCGCCAAACACCCCCGCTTCTTAGAAACGCAGTAGAGTTGACCTCTACAACATTCTCAGACCGTATTGTTTTCTGGTCATTCAGGCAGTACCCGTGTGGGTACTGGTGGGCCTGAACCGGAAGGTCGGAGGAGATGACACAGTCATCTCCATTAACCAGAATGCGGTGATCCCCACAGTCTCTTACCGCCCAACGGGCGGCCAGATAACTATGAAGACAAAGAAGGGGGAAAGAGAGGTAGGATCCCATCATCTGTCCGTGTTGAACGATCTTCCCATCCACCACAGGGTGAAGGGACTCGTAGGCCAGCCTACGAACAGATCTAGGAATTTTGGTGGTACCAAAAAACATAGAATCTAAGATCACTTCTGTCACTTTGAGTGACAGACCGTCAGTAGCGTTAACCAGATCAACTGATGTCTGATAACGTCCAACACAAACAGATTTCATCTTCTCAGCAGTGGGAGGTCCCACAAGAAGCCAATCTGTCTCACGCGCCAAATGCCGATACAGCATTTTGTGGAGCGGAGCCAGAACGTCGTTAAACTCATCAAAAATGAGTAAAGGACGGACTTTCCCTGCGGAAAGTACTTCTTTGTACCTACCCTGAGGATACGGCAGGGCCGTTTCCTCAAGACAAGCACGGCTGAACTCTTCTCTCCTGCCAGACCAAATCTGGTCAGCACGCCTACGGTCGAACCGTGACGTACTGTTGGGTAGGTGATTCTTGACGAAAGAACCATACTGCCTGTCCCAACAGGAGGGGAAAAGACGAGTAATTTCCTTTCTTACGAAAGATAAATACTCGGTAGATGTAGGGGGGGGGGAGGAGAAGGCATTCGATTCCCACTTCGAACGCCCGGAGGGCACGTGGAGCCGGCAACCCGATGGCAGGTTGCGCTTTATGGAGTTTACGCTGTGCGCAAACTCCCAGCGATGATTTCGGCTCAGTCTCTTTAGGCTGACCAAACCTTCCGAGTCACGGCGACCGTGGCACATCGGAAATCTTACAGAGGCACGTACCTTGCCCTGCAATAAAAGGTACTGGAGATAACTCCCCAATTGGACTACTTCAAGATCCGGTAATTCGAAGTATGGAATACCATACCGAATCCGAATAATCTGCAGTCCATTATGGATAGTCATCTTTTCGTCCCTCTTGCCCTTCAGGCAAGAGGAACAAAGTGAGGCTTGTGAAACCACTGGTGGTTTTATACGCAAGCTTGCGGTGCGCGTTGAGCGTGCGCCAGACATCAAAAGCCAGATAAGGTCGTTTTGATGGGTTCCTTTATCG